CAAGTATACCGATATGAATAATCGTGTTAATAAGAGTTCCGCACGTGCTGGTCGAAATCGTCCCAGACGTGTGTCTAATGCTAGACGATTGCCGCGTAGTATGGGCAATGTACTACAAAATCCTACAAATCGTAATATTAATGCCAGGTTGAAGGCTGGCACTAATGCGTATTCACGTAGGTCAGTTCCAAGTTCTCAAGGGTCTCAGATTACTATGAGACGCCCCCGTATGATGGCCAATGCAGATGGCTCCATCAGAATCTGTCATTCTGAACCACTTGGACCTGTGAATGGTAGTGTAAATTTTGCTGTAACGTAATATCCATTAAATCCAGGCCTTCTGTCCACTTTTCCCTGGCTCAGTCAGTTAGCTGAGAATTATGAAGCCTATAAGTTTCAGTATCTGCATGTTAGGTTCGTTACTTCTTCTCCATCTACCATTGCTGGTAGAATCATTATTTCGCCCGATTATAATTCCTCAGATGTTGTTGCTTCTTCATCTACAGCTCTTGAGCAATTTCAAGATACCTTTGCTGATATGGTTTGGGCTGATGGTCGCTGTGTATTAAATCCAGCAGGCATGGGAATTATTGGACCAAAAAGATATATTAGAGTTGGCGCTTTGGCGGGAAATTTAGATATTAAAACATACGATATTGCGACAGTGAATATCGGAACATATGGCCAAGCCAACACCAACCAACTTGGAGAACTTTGGTTGGATTATTGTGTTGATTTGTTTGTTCCAACTCCTCAGAATTTGGCTTCTACTGCAATGTCTGGGGTCATATTTGGTTCATCAACGGGTGCCTCTTCTGGAGTGAATGTCTTTGGCACTGCCGCTCAATCCGTTGGTAGGATTGGAATCACCAATAACGGGTTAACATTGACAGTAACAAATTTGATTGTAGGACAAAACTATTATTATGGAATGACGCTTGCTGGCACTACACTTAGTGCTGCTCCTACTTTGACCGCAGTTAGTGGGTCCTCTGCCACTTCTGTTGGAGCTACTGCTTTGCAGGGCGCTGCCCAGGGATTGACCTCTGGTGGATTTACTGCTACTGCAACTACAGCCACATTTACTGTGAATGCTGTGACTTGGGTTGCACTCACTCAAGCAACTGTTGTCATTGCCCTCCTTGATGGAGGCTTTTAATTGTGGTGAAGACCCTAAACTGATCCTCAAGCTATAGAGTAATTTAGTTAAACATAAAATAAATAAAATTTAAACACAATAACAATTAATAAATATAGTTAGATTATCTATTTATTGCGCCAAGTAAAGGCCTTAAAATGCTGGGAACTGTACCCTAATTCAGTGACACGTTTGATCGCGACGTTACGTTAAACGATCCGTTTTGGCCCATGGTTAGGCATTACCTGTACGATTGGGGTAAAGTTAATCGAAGGGATCATTAGAGATTGGTGAAAACTATTTAGATGCGACGCTGTTTAGTTCAATAGATCCTCTAACTCTTTTGATTGTTGTGAAACGCGAAATGCGTGCTAAGCTCAACCAATATATTGGGCGACTTGAACGGAGGACCTATATACGCCAGCCTGGTAAGCTGGAAAGGGTTGATTCAAGCGTGAGTGGTGCTAACAGTAGCGTTGGTATACAGCATATGTTTTTGGATTTTGTACATCTCACAAATACCCAAAACCGGATAATATCCACAATGAGTACACCATTACCGAGTAAAGCACCAATTATTCAATATTTTGATAATTTATTACACAAAGTTTTTAAGAGATTGCCGGATCAAGCCCAGCAACTCAACGATGAATTGTCTTTTGATTCTTCTGAGGATTTGATTTCCTATACACTGACCGATAAAGGTGTGTATTTCACTGCTGCTTGCCAAGAAGTTGATTTGAATTGGCTCGATAAACCCATTACTTATTGGATGGAAGAGAATGATATTAGGATATCTTCTGAAGATGTATTTTTACTGTGTAGGATTATCCCACAGAATTATTTTTCTTACGTTGAAAGAGTTTACTTGAATAGAGGCAGACATTTGATTGATGGTGCGTTGCCATGTTTTGAAATTTTAAATGTCATGGATGCTGAGTTAGACCCACTTGGACATGGAATTGATTTTGATCTTCCCTTTGTTGTCAATGATAATATGCCTGTAAATTATACAGAAGAAACCACCTCTACAGAGTTGATAATTGAAGATGAATTTGATGAAGATCCATATTCCACAGATGAAGAGGAATTTGACCAAGATGTTTTAATGGATGATGCTGAAATTGACGAAGCATATGATAATGTTTTTAATTATGTCGTTGACAGAAGTTCTGTTCATGAGAGTGTTTCATCTGATTTGTCAGAACAACAAGAGAAGCCTGGACGTAAATCACTATCTCAAAATCAGGAGATACCTCGTTATCAGAGATCTGGACCAAAACAGAGAGGTTCCGGCAGATGCAATAATAATAATAAGCGCCGTGTTTATAAACCGAAGGAGAAAGATCCAATTTCTTATGCGAATTTGCGTCGAATGAAACAAATGAAGAAAATTGAGAAAATGAAATTAGGGAAAGAATGGAAACAACCTGGAGCCACACGCCATGCTAAAGATGCTAAGTTACTTTCTCAAGCTTTCCATTTACAAATGGATCAGAAGATTGCTAAGAAAATCGCAAAGATAGAGACACTGCAAACAAATCTCGAAAACAAAATGAATCCAGATCCTTATAATGAATTCTACACTAATGCTTCTGCTGAGCGTAAGTATCTAGAAGAACAAATAGATCGCGAGAACAAGGAGTATAAGAAAAAAGAGTATGAACGTAATGAATGGAAAGTTAACAAATCTCTTGCAATGGTGATGGATGCCTGGAGACATGAAGATTATTGTGCATTTGGCAATACTTCTAATTTTGTTGAAGATTTAACCAAAGTCGAAGAATTTTTGAAAGCAAATATTGATGATTCCGAAACCGTCAACACAACTGTTGAGGCTGTTGCTCGTGTAATAGAAACAAAGCAGAATCTTATGGACAAATGCTCAAATTTTTTGAAAGACTTGATTTTACGTGTCAAGCCCTTAGCCTTTGGTGCTGATTGTGTGCGTGATGTTGCCTTGAATGTCAACATTTTGAAAGATCAATCCGAAGTTTTTCTTGGTAATCATATGACAATGGGTGAGTGGGTACGTGCTTATGATGCTTTCAATAAAGATTATGTTGCTGACTTTCAACCTGATTTGAGGGATGACCACATGAGACGTGGTGATTTAATCCATAAAGATCCTCTACTAAGAGAATGTGTAATTAGGAGAACAACTAGAGATGGGTTGTTATCCAATGCAATTGATAAGAGGTGTGTGATTTCTTGTGAGTTATTATTTCAATTGATGAGTCCTTCCGTATGTAAGATAAATGCCCCTGTTAATGAAGTTTACTATAAAATGGTTCATATTGCCTCAAATATAACTACAATCAACATACCGAAAGATTCCTTTTCAATGTTCAATACTGAGATTGTTGATGATACATTAATTGTTGCTAAGGCTTTATTTGAAACCCGACGACGAGCTTCGCTTGCGTTGGGTTTTCCCATAGCCTCAGTATAAGCAACAGTCGGTGTGTTGTATATGGCTACAGGGCGTCAGAACAAGACTTACCTGTACCTGGAGAGATTAAAGATGGAGTTGTTATTAAAACTACCATCCCTTCAGACCCAAGCCTTAGACCTCCCGTTAAGGTTTCTTTAGGGTGCCATATACAAGGTACGAGCTTACCCCATGTCGATCCAACTGACACGGACACCGTTATACTGGGGGTTGCAAAGCGTTTCGCTTGCAAACCGCCGTCTCCCGATGAGGGAATGCTTGCTGCTCTTAAAGCTTTTGTATATTTATGGTGTATACAAAATTTGGTTCCATTACCTTATGATACTGATTTAACCGTTGATAATTGGCTTGAAAAGACAGGCTATTCGCGTGGTAGGATAAATGAACTTAAAACAAAATGGCGTGAGTGTGGAGGTGTATTGAAAGAAAAGCATTTTGTTGTTAAGTCGTTTGTCAAGGATGAAAGCTATCCCGAATTTAAACATGCTAGGTGGATTAATGCCCGCTCTGACCAATTCAAATGTGCTGTTGGCCCCACCTTTAAAGCTATAGAACAATCTGTATTTGGATCGGATTGGTTCGTTAAAAAGATCCCCGTTAAAGATCGTGCTCGTTACATATTTAATCGCGTTGCTCGCGTGGGTTCAAAGTATATTTGTACGGATTATACTGCTTTTGAATCGCATTTTACTGAGGAGCTCATGCAGTGTTGTGAGTTTGTCCTCTACGATTATATGACCCAATATCTACCAAATCGTGCTGAATTTAAATTTTATATGTATAAGATTATTGCTGGAATGAACAAGTGTGTATCTAAGCTATTAAATGTTACGGTTCCAGCCACCAGGATGTCTGGTGAGATGTGTACATCTTTAGGTAATGGCTTCTCAAATTTGATGTTTATGCTGTTTTTATGTAAACGCAAAGGTTGTACTAACGTAATCGGCGTAGTTGAGGGTGATGATGGATTGTTTGTTGTTGACGGTCCTGCCCCTACTGCCGAGGATTTCAAATCACTTGGACTTACTATCAAAATGGTTGTGACGGAAGATCTTACCCGCGCCAGTTTCTGTGGATTAATATTTGATAGTGTTGATTTGATAAATATTGCAGATCCAATGAAAATTCTCGCTCAGACAGGATTTTCCACTCAACAGTATGTTTTCTCAAAATCGAAAGTGTTGAGAGGTTTACTTAAGGCCAAAGCATTTTCTTTGGCTTACCAATATCCAGGCTGCCCTGTAATCAGTGCCTTTTCTCGTTACCTTCTACGTGTACTCGTAGATGATTATGTTTATTTTAGGAAAGGAAATAGTGATTACACGGATTTACTTCAACGTGAAGCCTACACTTTCTGGACTCAGCATGCTGATGTGTTGCAGGTCGTTACCGGAATGGCTACGCGGATATTGATGGAACAAGTATTTGGCATTGCTGTGGGCGCACAGTATGAAATGGAACGTTATTTTGATTCGTTAGATGCCGTTTGTGTCATTGAGAACCAAACAATACTTGATCATGTGCCACTTGTATGGAAGGAATTTGCCAATGTTTATATGGTAAATGCTCCTTTGGAACCCTATTTAATCCGTTATTTCTTTGATTAAGTGGCATGTGCTGTTTCTCTATAGTTTATGAGTTGGATTCATAAATTGTTCCTATATTGAAACCATAGCACAAG